TCCCTTTCCTTCGAGATCGCCGGCGTCGTCGAGGGTGTCGTCGTTCTCTCCAACCTGGGCAGGCTCGCCGCGGGGGCTCCGCGCCCTCTGGGGCTCGCCGACCTGGGAGAAGCGATTGGCGCCCCGCCCTTCCTCCTGGAGCGCGTGAGCGCCCGCCGGCAAGCCTTGCCGAGGCAATTCGTGCGGCCGATCGCCGCGCTTCTCGGAGTCGACCCGGCCGAGGTCGAGTGGGCGGCCGGCGAGGTGCTCGACCTCGGCGCGACCCTGGGATTCCGAGCGATGACAGCGCTCCCGCCCGATCGCTGCCTCGGCGATGCGCTCTTCCCGATCCCGCTGCGGGCGACGGTGGCGCCGGTCTTCCCCGGGGCATGACCGCGGATCGATCCGCGGTAGGAAGATCGGCCCATGGTGACAGTTGCCGATCACGCGGAAGCGATTGTTCAGAAGCTCTTCCGAGGCCTCTCGCCCGAGGACTTCTCGAACCTGCGGGCGAGCTTCGGACAAGGGCACATGACCGTGCATCGAGGGGAAACGGTCATGACGACGATCGCCGCCCTTCTTCGTAAGATCGAGCTCCTCCTCGACGACTCCGATCTCGCTCACTTCGTCGATCCAGACGCCTTTTACGTGGTCTCTTTCGAGGCGGCCCTCGCGCTGGCGCGGGAAGATACCCGCATGGAATTTCTGTTTCACGAGTGGGTTTGGAAGGTGGACGGCGAGCCCGACAGGGTCATCGTCCCGGCTCATGTCCCGAAGCGCGCCGAGGCTGGTAGCCACGTTCTTTCGAGGCCGATCGTGCTCTCGCTCAGGACGCGCGACTTCACCAACGCGACGATCGAAGACTCCGATCTTCCCTGGGCCGATTGCCCCGAAGCTCGAAACGAAGTGACGCGCGCGTGCGATCAACCCTTGAAGAAGCAGGCGTCATCGTGAGCCACCGCATCGTCATCTCCTCGAACTCCCTCTCGGAGGGGACCATTCTCGCGGACCATCCCAGCATCCACGGGATGGAGGCGCGCGGGGACCTCCTGCTTCCCGTGGATGCTGGGGCGGCCCTCGCGGGCGGGCCCATCGGGGCGCTCGCCTACTCCCGGCACTTCTACGGCGAGGACGGGCGCGCCTTCGACCCCGCGCGCTTTCTGCGCGGCTGCCCTGCCGTCGTCTTCCTCGCGAACCCCCGCACCCGCGTGGAGTGGATGGCGCGCTTCGCCCAGACGGGCGCAGCTCTCAAGGGCGAGCTGCGCCTCGCGGCGGAGGTCTCCTCGCACGGCATGGCCGATGTCTCGGAGTCGCTCGCTCGCATCTCGGCTCCCGGGGTCATGCGGGGGAGCGCCATCGTGCGAGGCTCCGCATCCTCCTTCGCCACCGTCTGCCTCTCCGGCGTCAGCTCGGCGCGCGTGCTCTGGTTCGCCCTGACGACGATTCCGAGCTGACCGCGGATCGATCCGCGCTCCCCTTCTCGGGTTACCTTCGCACGATGGCGCTGAAGGTCCTTCTCACAACGCTCGTCTTCTCCCCGAAGGAGATCTACTTCGCGGGCCAGCTCATCGACGACGTCGCCGACGACGTCGCGAAGATCACCGACGCCGGGGGCGTGCTCGTCCCGACCGGCGACCCAATCATCGACGCTGCTGCGCGCATTGCCCGAGCCCGTTGGGCTTCCGGAGATAAGTCCGTCTCGGACGTCGAAATGGCGGACGCGAAGGCGCTCTCCGACATCGCCGCAACGGGCTCGCCGACGACGCCCCTCGCGGCGCTGCGGAGCGCGCGGCAAGCGGAAGCGGTCGACATCGCGGTCGGGTGGACGGGCGCCGAGACGAGGAGCGTGCGCGTCGAGAACGCCGGGCTCCTCAAGGTCGACTACGCGGACGGTGGGGTCGACATCCTCGTGCCCGTCGCGGCCGGCATTCCGAACCCGATGGCGATCACGAAGATCACCGCGGCCGGCTCGACCGTGACCGGGAAAGTGGTCGTCGAGTGGTGATCGGGATCGGGATCTCTCCGCTGCTCAGCGCGGCGCCCGCCCTCGCGTTCACGCCTGCGGCGCTCGGCGCTGCCGTGAAGCTCTGGCTCCGCGGCGACTCCTACACCGACGCTTCCGGCAAGGTGGCCGCGGGAATTGACCTCTCCGCGAGCGGGATCGACTTCTCCCAGGCGACGGGATCGAAGAGGCCGACCTACGTCGCGAGCGGGATCGGCGGACAGCCTTGCTGGCAGTTCGACGGAGCGAATGATGGCACCATCCTCGTCGCGCCAGCGGGCGCGCTCCCCGTCAGCACGAGCGCCGACGTGTGGGTCGTCTTCAAGGCCGACAACGATCCGCCCGTCTCGGGCGTGGGCGGCTGCTGGAACCTGGGCGCGCCCGGCGGCGCAGAGCAGTACATCACGCTCGCCGGGACCGCTTACCTCGGCGATTGCTCCTCATCGGTGAAGGCAACCGTCGCCATGGGCGCGGGCTTCTTCGCGAGCGCACACATCCTCCGGCAGTCGAGCAAGGCCGGGCAATTCGTCGTCAACATCGACGGCACCGACGAGTTCACGACCGCGACGAATACCTTCTCTGCGGGCACCGGCCGGCAGGCGATCGGCGGAGACTTCGAGGCGTCGAACGTGCGCCTGAAGGGGCTCTTCGCAGAGGCGCTCGTCGTGAGCCCGCAAAGCTCGGCGGGCGACCGCGCGAAGATTCTCACTTACCTCTCCGACCGCTACGGGATCGCCACATGATCGACTCGACTCGACGAAGGCAGCGAGCGCGTGCTCGCGGCGAGCACCTTTTTCTCGAACGCCCTCAACCTCCGGCGGCGCGCCAGGTGCTCCACGGGATCGTCATCACCGGGCAGAGCATCGCGGTCGGCGATCACTCGACCCCGCAGCTCTCGACCACGCCGACCGCGCGCCTCGCGAAGATGCTCATCGATACGAGCACGGTCGACGTCAATGCCTGGTACGGCGTCGATGCGGTCCCCGCGCTCGCTCCGCTCATCGAGCCCATGCGCTCCTTCACGCTCCCGGACGGAGCCCCGGCGCAGTGGCCGGTCAACCCGCAGGGTGGCGAGAGCCCGGCGTCGGGGATGGCCGCACAGCTCCACGCGACCGAGGGCTGGCGCGTCGCGGTGATCGCGGTCGGGCACTCAGGGCGGAGCGTCGACTACCTCGAAGAGGGCGGGCTCGGGACGGCCTTCGCCGGCATGGTCTACGAGCTCGACGCGATCACCACGCTCGCCGACGAGGCCGGCTTCGACTTCGTCGTCGATGCGATTCTCCTCGTCCACGGCGAGGCCGACACGCGCCGCGCGGACATCCAGGCGAAGTGGAAGGAGCTGCGCGAGGAGAGCGAGGCGGCGATCAAGGCGGCGACAGGGCAAGCGGCCGACGTGCCGATGATCATGAGCGCGCCGTGCGGGCTCCCCGTGGACCTCGACGGTGGCCCGGGAACCTCGATCCTCGCCTGCTACTACCTCGCGGAGTCGGAGCCCGATCACTACGTCGTCGCGCCCAAGCATCACTTCGACTTCGGGCCCGACCACTTGCACCTCACCGGTTGGGGATCGCTCCGCCTCGGCGAGCAGGCGGCGCACGTCTTTCACCGCTACCGCTCGGGGTTGAAGGCGCAACTCCGCCCGACGTCGGCTGCGCTCACCTCGCCGACGACCGCGCGCATCGACTTCGAGGTGCCGGTGCCGCCGCTCCAGTTCTCGACCACGACTCCGGCGGCGCACCCGGGGATCGCGGAGTGGAGCGCCGGGCAGGGCTTCGAGGTGTGGAACGGCGCGACGAAGATCGAGATCCTGAGCGCGGAGATCGACGGGAGCGCCGTCGTCCTGGAGCTCGGCGCCGAGCCTGGCGCCGGCGCGGTCATCGGGGCGGCGCTCTGGCAGGACGCGATCGGCGCCTTCTACGCCGGCCTCGAAGGCGGGCGTGTGTGCGCGCTGTGCGACTCCGACGGCTTCGTTTCGGCGAGCGCGGCGGCGGTCGCATGCAGCGCGACGAACGGGAGCGCCGACGTCACCTGCTCGACTCCGGGCGATCTCGCCTTCGTCGGGCCGCGCATGCTCGCGGAGGGCTCGGGTCTCACCGGGGCGCACGTTGTCTCGGTCGACGGGGACGTCGCCACCCTCTCGGAGGCGTGGGCGGGATCGACGGGCGCCACTTCGATCACCTTCCGGAACGACCATCGAAACTACGCCATGCAGTTCGAGCTCCCGCTGAGGTGACCGCGGATCGATCCGCGGTCGCGTACGCTCGCCCCTCGTGAGCGCCTACCTGACAGCCCCCGCCAATCCGATCCTTCGCTTCGCCACCAAAACGGAGCTGCGCGCCGAGCCAAGCAACCTCCTCAAGGAAGGTACGTGTGCCGTCTGCACGGGGCTCGGCGCCGGAGCGCTCGCGCGAAACCTCCTCATCTTCGATTCGATCTCGACCACCGCGGACGACGACGCTGCGACATTCCGCCCTGACGACGTCGACCCATCGGACCCTGGGCGATGGGTGGTCTTCGGATCCGACTCGGTGCTCCCGAGCACCTACGTGCTCCGCAAGCTCGACGGAACGATCGCCGGGATCGGCGACCAGACCGCAGCCTTTCTCGTCCACGCGACCTCGAAGCCGACCGGCCTCACCGGCTCCGTCCCGACGCAGGCGATGACGGCGACGCTCGACTTCACCTGCGCGGGTAACCCGCTCTCGCTCCGGCACAAGGCAGTATCCACGGGGGCACCGCGGACCGTCCTGGAGCTGCGCCGCACGCCTGTCTCGGGCGGCTTCAATACCGCGGACGGAGAGAAGGTCGATTGGACGATCACGGACGGCGGAGGCGTCGAGCGCACCGCCTGCTCGGAGGCCGTCGAGTGGACGAACGTCATCGGCTCGGCGACCGCGAAGAAGACGTGGAGCCTCCTCGTCGCGAACGTCGCGACAGAGCGCATGAGCCTCTCGGGCGCGGGCGTCCTCACAGCGATCGGCTTTGACCGCTTCGGCGTCGGGACGCTCAAGATCGGCGGGACCAACGCGAATGGCCTGGAGCTGGCGAGCACGGGCGTCGAGACGGTGGCGCTCGGCAAGATGACCGCGATCGGGGTCTTCCAGTCGAACCTCGGCCTCGACACTAAGGACGCGATCCCGCTCAAGATCGCCGAAGCCAACGCGACGACGGTCGAGCTGCATGCCTCTGGAGCTCTTGGCTTCACGGTGAACGGCGTCGACTCGGAGATCGTCGCCGAGTGGCTACTCCGTGTACCGCGCTCGATCTCGCTCGCGAGCGAGCCCGTGGACGTCGCGGGGACGACGACGATCGACCTCTCCAGGAGCCAGAACGCCGACGTCGCTCTCACGACGAACACGTCGATCGCGATCGTGAACGCCGAGGATTCGCAGTCGGGGACCTTGCTTTTCTCGCAGCCGATCGGAGGTGGGATCGTCGTCACGATGCCCGCTGACGGGAGCGGCGTTGAGTATGAAACGAGCCTTCTCGCGATGGTCGCGGCGAACACTCTGATCAGTCAGACGGCATACGCGCGCACCGAGCTCCGCTATTACGTGATGCAGGAAAACGGGAGGCTCCGGATCTCGGGGCGCTCCGTGAACATCAAGCCCTGACGAAAGGCCTCCCTCGAATGAAGCTCCGACTCGCACTCGTTTCCGCGCTCGCTTTGAACGCCTGCCACATGACCGATCCCGAGGTGAAGCCTGTCCCCGGCTGCGCCAAGGACGCCGATGCCGGAACGTCCCTGGAGGTCCCGTGCGCAGGCAAGGGTGACGGGCTCGCGTGCTGCCTCGGATCGAAGGCGGGTGTCTGCGCTTCCGGGCGCTGTGTTCTCAAGTAGGCTCCGCGGAATGGACTTGAAGGCGAAGCTCGCGGGGTACCACCGCGAGCACGAGCTCGGCCGCGCGGCGCTTCAGAACCTCGACGCGCAGCGCGAAGAAGTGATGCGCACGGTGCTCCGCTTGGAGGGCGCCATGCAGGCGTTGAAAGACCTCGCAGACGAGGAAGCGAAGGAGACCGCGGATCGATCCGCGGTGGCACCGGCCGCCCCCAAAGAGACGCCCGAGGGATGAGCTCGCCCTTCGTTTCCGCGGCTTCGGGCCGGCTCTATGACGCCTCGATCTTCGGCTACGGGGATCTCGGCGCCGAGGGGTTCTCGCCGGAGAACCACGCGGCGAGCGCGCGGACGCAGCGCCTTGCGCGGAGCGAGGCGTACTTCCGGAACAGGCAGCACGATGACCGCCGGTACAACTGGGCCGGCTGCGCGCTCCCAAGGCTGGAGCCGGGGCACCAGCCCCACCTTTCGACCGCGAAGCTCGAATACTTCCCGAGCATCCACGAGCGCCGACCGGGCGCCCCCTACCGCCTCGCCCCCTTCATCGTCCGCAGCTTCACCTCGCTCCTCTTCGGCGAGGGGCGATTCCCGGAGATCCGTGTCGTCGGCGATCCTGACACGCAGGACTTCATGACGGCGCTCGCCGAGGCGCAGTCGCTCCCCGAGCGCATGCACCACGCGCGCAACGTGGGCGGATCCTCCGGCACCGTCGGGATCTCCTGGCGCTTCTGGAACGGGAGCCCGCGCGTGCGCGTGCATCCCGGCTCGACGATCCACTGCCAGGAATGGGAGGACCGCGAGGAGCTGGTCCCTCGCGTTGTGACGGAGATCCTCCAGATCGAGCGCGAGGTCGTCGACCCGAAGGAAGGGCTCGTCGTCAAACGCTTCTGGCAGCGCCGCGACTGGACGCCGATCGCCGATGTTGTCTTCCTCGACCGCCAGGTCGACGGCTCCGATCACGAGTGGATCATCGACGATTCCGAGGGTGCGACCGTTCTCCACGGCGAGGGCTTCACGCACTTTGTCTGGATCGAGAACGCCCCCGACTACGACGGCAGCTCACCTGACGGCGATGCCGACTACGAGGGCAACACCGAAGGCTGCGACGCGCTCGACGTCGTCTTCTCGGCGACGGCCTACGGCGGCGCGCAGAACCTCGAACCAACGCTTCTTCTGAAGATCGAGGAGAACGTCCTGCGGCAGATCCGGCGCGTGCAGAAGGGATCCGACCGCGCCCTCCCCGTCGGCAAGGGCGGCGACGCGCAATACCTGGAGATCTCCGGTAGCTCGATCTCCGCCGGTATCTCCCTCGTCGACCGCATCCGTGCCGCGATCCTGGAGTGCTGCCAAGTCGTCGCCCCGGACCCCGACAAGGTCGCCGCCGCCGGCTCCTCGTCCGTCGCCCTGAAGATGCTCTACGCCCCCATGCTGGCCCCCGCGGCGGGGCTCCGGGGCACCTACGGTCGGGCGATCCGCCGGCTCCTCGCGCAGCAAGAGCGATCGATCCGCATGCGCCAGGCGATCCCCGGCGAGGACGGCGAGCCCGTTTATCCGATCGCGCCTGGTGGTCCCGAACCGACCGCGGATCGATCCGCGGTCGGCGATCCCGAGGGCGAGCCTCCTCCCGAGGAAGCGATCGAGCCCGCCGAGGAGGACCTCTTCGTCGACCTTCCCCCGCGCGTCGTCGAGGAGCAGGTGATCGATCCGGCGACGGGCCTCCCGACCGGCGAGAAGCGCATCTCGAAGCTGCCCCGCAAGCTCGGGGCGGGTGGCGAGATCACGCTCCACTGGCCCGACTGGTTCGAGCCGACAGCCGACGACGTGCAGAAGTCGACAACGACGCTCTCGACCGCCGCGGGTGGTAAGGCCGTCATGTCGCAGAAGGCGGCTGTCGAGAAGAACGCCCAGCTCCACGGGCTCGACCCCGAAGAGGAGTGGGCGAACGTCACCGCGCAGCAGCAAGCCGAGCGCGAAGCGCAGCAAGGCATGTTCCCGCCGGCAGGGATGCCCGTAGACGCGCCTTCGGGGGAGCCTGTGAAGAACGACGCCGGATCCGAAGTGAAGGAGCTGGAGCAAGCGACAGGGCAAGACGTTGCGGTCGCGCCCGACGCGGTGCTCAACGGCGCCCAGGTACAGGCGGCGCTCGCGATCGTGCAAGGCGTCGCTGCCGGCGAGATCCCGCGCGACTCCGCGCTCGGCCAGCTCGAAGTGCTCTTCAATCTTCAGCCGGGCCAAGCCCTCAAGATCCTCGGCAGCGTCGGTCAGGAGCCCGCGAAGAAGGCGGTTCCGACCCTCGCACCGTGACTCGCTCGGCCGGATCCCGGCATGACTTCCGTTCGCACAACCTCGTCAATCGGGCGATCGCTGCCGGGCTGATCGTCCGTCCGGCAGCGTGTGAGGGATGCGGGAGATCTCCGACCGATCGACAAGACGGGGGCGCGCAGATCGAGGCGCATCACGACGACTACAACAAGCCTTTCGAGGTGCGCTGGCTCTGCAAGAGCTGTCACACCTCATGGCACCGAAGGTACGTCGCGATCGCCGCGCGCCCCGATCTCGACCTGGAGCCTTTCGAGGCGATGCTGCGCACGCGCCCGGTGAAGAAAGTCGACGAAGTCGATCGCCTGCTCGCCTCCCTCGATGAGGATTATCCGCTGTGACCCCGGCCGAGCTCCTCATCGAGAACCGCAGGCGGGCGCAGATCGCCGCGCAGGAGATCGGAGCCGCGCGCCTTCGCCCCATGCTGGAGCGCGCGCAACGCGATCTGAACGACCGCATCGCGCGCGCCGAGGGGCTGCGCGGCCCGGGGAAGGACACGTTCACGTCGGTGCGGGCTCGCGCCGTGCTCGCGCAGATCGAGGACGTTATGCGGGCGCTCAAGCCCGGGATGCGCGACCTCATCGTGAGCCAGGCCGTCGACGCCTCCGACGCGCAGACAGCGAGCGTGCTCGGCTACCTGCGCGACGCGGAGAGGGCGTTCACGGGCATCGCGACGCCCCTCCCGATCTCCCACGCCGCGGTGCTCGACCGCGTGCGTCAGGGTGCCGAGTCGAGCGCGCTGCGCCGCATCCTCTCGGACCCCTCGCACCGCGGCCGTCCCGGTGTGCTCGACCGCTACGGCGAGAGCGTGATCGGAAAGTTCGAGGACGAGCTCCAGCAGCGGGCGCTCACGGGCAAGCCCTGGGCGGAGGTGCGCGCGCAGCTCGTGAAGGATTCGCCCTTCCTCCAAGCCGCGCCGGCGCACTGGGCGGAGCGCATCGTCCGCACCGAGAGCCTCGCCGCGAACAACCGAGCGGGCCTGGAGGCGATGACCTCGGCGAACGAGCAGCTCGGAGGCGACATGCTGAAGATCCTCTGCGCGGCATTCGACTCGCGCACGGCCTCGGACAGCTTCGCCGTCCACGGACAGATCCGCCGCGTGAGCGAGCCCTTCCACGACTGGACGCACGCCTACATGGCGCCCCCAAACCGGCCGAACGACCGCGAGACGGTGGTCCCGCACCGCATCCACTGGCCGGTGCCGATCGCGCTGCGCCCGAGGAGCGACGCTGAGGTCTCCGCGCGCTGGGCCGCGGAGGGTCGCAAGGGCTCGCCACCGCCCCGCCCGAAGATGAGCACCGTCGACATGGCTGCGCTCGCAAAGGAAGAGGTCGCGCGCACGGAAGCGCCCGCGCCCAAGCCGACGCCCGAGAAGAAGCCCGCTCCCGCCACCGCGGATCGATCCGCGGTGGCGCCCCCGGCGACCCCTTCAGCGAGGACGCCGCGATTCCGAAACGAGCAGGCGCGCGCCGAGCACGCCTCGCGTCGGCTCTTCGACATCCCTCGCGATGACGCGCTTTCGATCCCTGGAAGCGACGTCGTTCGACATCCTCTCCGCACGCGTTCGGGCGAGATCGATCAGGCCCGACCATGGGGGGATGGAGCGACAGCTCAGCGCGTCCTCAACCTCGCGCGCGAGCTGAGAGAGCTGGAAAAAACTGGAAGTGCCCCACCGCTTCGCCAGATCCGGATCGATCAGATCGTTGCGCTCGACCCGGACGTTTTCCGCTCGAACGTACTCGAAGCGATTCGCCAGGAGCGGCACGGGACGGGATCCGCGCCGATCCTCGTTCGTCATGGCGGGACGCTTTACGCGCAGGAAAACGCGGAGGCGATCATCGCCGCGCACCTCGGCGAACGCCGAACGGTGCAAGCCCGCATCATCGACCTTGACGCGAAAAAGCCTTGGCCGACTCCGCCGAAAAAGGCACCTCCGCCTCAGGTCGAAGAGAGCTCTTCGCGCATCCCCGTCGAGCTGGTGACCAAGGACCACGCGGCGCACGTCGAGGCTTCGGGGATCTCGGTCTACGACCGCACCAAGTTCAATGCAGCGGCGAGCAATGTCTTCGCCCAAGGCATGCCCACGATCGACACGCTTCAGAAGACGTGGGGCAGCACCGAGGCCGGTCACACGATCAAGATCACAGGTGTAAGCGCCTACGGTGGCGATCAGGTCATGTTCTCAGGCGCGATCATGGCGGGCGGTCGGAACATCGGAAGCGTCACGCGCACCTTCAAAAAACATGCGAACGGGACCTTCGAGGTTCATCACGATCTCTTCAAGATCGAGGATCCCAAAGAGCAGGGAAAGAAGGGCGGCTCGACGATGCTCCGCCAGGCGATCCAGACCTACGAGAAGATCGGCGTTCACGAAGTGACCGTTGATACGGCATGGGTCGGGCGCTACGCGTGGGCGACCTTCGGCTACAACTGGGACGCTGACACTGCCGAGTATCGGGAGCGCAACCTCACCCGTTACCTCGCGAGCAAAGGCGTCGAAGCAAAGCGCGCGGCGGCGATCGCGAAGGGGGCCGCGCCGCGCGCCTGGGATGTCGCCGCTCTCGATGTGGACGGGATCACCGTGAACATCGAGAGCGAGGGGCGACGCATCGACTGCAAGCTCGGCAAGGCCTTCATGCTCGATTACGGCGGCCCAGGCTCGGGGCAGGGATGGTCGGGGAAGATCGTCTTGGACCCGAAGCATGAGACTTACCAGCGCGCGAAGGAGCGCATCGGCCTGTGAAAGATAAAAAGGGCGAAGACGTCACGCTCGGCGATGAGGAAGAGGCCGATCGGATCAACGCGAACGATCAGCCCGACTGGGAAGAGCTCGGCGCGATTCGCGAAGAGATCGCCAAGCTCCAGAAGGATGCGCCTCCCGATCTCGTCGAATCGCTACGACAGCGAGCGCGCGATGCGATCCCCGAAGACCGCCCCGAGCTGCTTGCCGAGATCGAGGCGCTGCTAGTCTCGTAGGCATGCCCACCTCATTCCGAATCACCCCTTCCCCGACTCCTCCTGCGCAGCGCCAGCGCCCCGCACCGACGACCCCGACAGAGGTCGAGGCGCGGAGCAGCGGGCGCTCCCTCCGCCCCGTTGAAGACATCATCCGCGAGGTGCGCCAGCGCGACGGCGATGCCCCGCTCTCGTGGCCGGCGGTGCTCGGAAAGCTCCCCGCCAAGTTCGGCTGAGAGGTGACCGCGGATCGATCCGCGGTCGGGGGGAAGATCGCCCCATGAAGAGTCGCATGAAGATCAAGCTCACTCCCACCCGAGACACCGACAATTCCGAGCCGACCGAGGCTTCTTCGGGAGTCGAATTTACTTCGGAGATCGTGCGAACCCCGAGCGACGAGGCTCGGGCAACGAGTCTCTCTTTTAAGCTTCCCGACGGGCGAAGCTTCACCTTCGACGCCGACGAGTTCGAGCGAATGCTCGGGGCGCTCGGCTTCTCGTCGTACTGACCGCGGATCGATCCGCGGTCCCTTCCCCTGCTAGCCTCGGGGGATGGCAAACAACGGCAAGACGAACCCCTTCGACGGCTCTGGCGGCGGCTCCTCGGGCTGGAGCTACGAGCAAGCATCGGCCCCCCGCCCGCAACCCGCAGGCGCTCCCCGAGCCCCCGAGACGGTGGCGCCCGGCGGGCCCCTTCCCTTTCAACCTCCGAACCCGATGCGCGGCGGGACGGCAATCCAGCCTCCCGGCATCCCGGCGAAGCTCGGGCGCTGACGCATGAGCGCGATCACCCTCAGCGGCACGCTTACGCTCGGCGAGGGGTGCGGCGGGACGTTCGGCGGGGGCTGCTCCGGCGGTGCCGCTGACACGACCTACTCGCTCGGGCTCGGCTCCTGCCCGAAGCTCGCGACCGCCGCGCTCGGCACCGGGCCGTCGACGCGATCCATCAATTCCTCCGGGGCGTTCGTCGCGCTGGAAGGCGCGGGAACCTCTGTCCTGCGCGCCGACTTCCTCTACCTGCACTCGAACGCGACGGTCGATATCCGGCTCACGGTCGACGACGGTTCGGGCGGAGACGTCGTGCTCGACCCCATCCCGCACCGCGGGCTCTTGATCAAAGAGTTCCCCGCAGAGAAGTACCTGAAGCTCGTCGAGGTGAAGGGCGTCGCGCAGATCGCCTACCTGGTCTCCGGCCCGAGCTAATAGGCTCGCGCGTAGGAGAACCCCTTCACCATGACCGACACGCTTCGCCAGGCCCTCAACCGGGCCAATCCGACCACCCTCGCCACCAACCTCAAGCAGGCGCAGCTCGGCACCGTGCTCGCCGGGCATGTGCCGCTCCAGATCGCAGGCGCCGCGCCCGCTGCGCAAACGAACGAGCTCGCGACGATCCTCAGCCTCGGCCTGCCCTACACCTCGCGCGCCCGCCGCGTCATCGCTGCCACCGTGCGTGAGGTGTCCAGCGGCGCGGTGCTCGGCGAGCTGACCCCGATCAACAAGGACGTCACGCCGAGCACCGGGCAAGTCGGCGTGACTCCGTCGGGCGACATCGCGTTCCTGGAGACCGACAAGGCTTCTGTCGTCGACGTCGTCTACGTGCCGATCGCAGGCGAGGTGATCGACTGGACCGGGCCGGCGCCAGCCGGTGTGATGACGCTCCCCGACTGGATCATCGCTCGCGAGCCCCTGCTTCTGCTCGAAGCGACCGCGGACACCGCGACGATCGGCGGACGGAAGATCATCCTTGCCCCCGCCGCGGCTGTCGTTGCGACGACGAAGGCCGCTCTCGCGATCGATCGCAGCAAGGTCTATTTCAATTTCGGCACGGACGTCGTCACCGCGGCGACCGTGAAGCTCCTCGTCGCTCTCGCGACGCCGCTCGTCACTGCGCTGGCGACCGACCCGAAAACCTACTGAGGCAATAAACCCGCATGGCACTTTTCGCTTCCCTCCTCGCGCTCTGCGCGCCCGACGAAATCGCTCCTGGCGGGACGCCTCCGCCCCCACCGCCGGGAGCTGCTCCCGCTGGAGGATCGGGCGCGCCGGTAGTTCCTCCGGCTGCCGCTCCCATGGTCCGGACGCAGGCATCGCAGCTCCCGGACGCGGCGCTCGCGGCGCGCCTGCGCGCTTCGGCAGAGAAGGCGAGGAGGGAGGCATACGCGGACCTCGGCATCGAGGATCCGGAGAAGTTCAAAGCCGACCGCGAGGCGGAGAAGAAGAAGCTCGAAGCCTTCGAGAAGTCGGCCGAGGAGGCGCGCAAGGCGAGCATGTCGGAGGTCGACCGGCTCAAGTCGGAGCTGGCCGAGCGCGATGCGACCATCGTCGATCTCCGGAACCAGCTCGCGACGCGCGAGGGCGATGTTCAGGCGGCGAAAGCCGACCTGATCGTGCGCGAGACCATCGCGGACCACATCGACCCGAGCATGTTCGAGGATGCGCAGCGGGCACTCCGCGACCACGTGCGCAAGCTCCCGAAGGAGGCGCAGCGCCGCTTCGGCAAAGAGCAGGCGGCCGAGTTCTTCGCGAAGCTCGCGAAGGAGAAGGTCCGCTATGCGAAGGACGCGGGGACCGCGCCACCTCCCGCTGCCAAGCCGCCCCCGGCGAAGCGGCCGCTCGGCAACGGGGCGAGCCCTGCCAAGGCGGCTCCCGGAGGACCCGCAAGACCGCTTGGCGCGCCTCCGAACGGCGCCGCGAAGAAGACCAAGGCCGAAATCGCCGAAGCGTGGAAACGGCGCGGGGTACACGGCACGCCCTACGGCTGATCGGGGACCGCGGATCGATCCGCGGTCCTTGCGGTGGCCCTTCTTCCCGGGCTACCTCTCGGAGTCGACGGAGCGGTGCGAGCCCTCCGCCTTCCGACAACGCGCCGCCGGCGGATCTAACGGGCGAAAGCAGGCAGGCAGAGAGCGCGTGAGCCGCGACGGCCAGAGGGGCGCAGAGCGCCTCGGAAAGGCTCCGCAGCCATGCCTGCCACTTTCATTCTGAACATGCACCCGGAGGTGGCCGCGCTCCACCAAGAAGGCCTGCTCGAACGCGCCTTCCACGACGGCCTTGCGCCGAACATGATGTTTCGAGCCGAGGCGCTCCGCGAGGAGGCCGACGCGCAAATGGGCACGTCGATCACCATGACCCGACGTGGCCTGCTCGCGCCGATCACGAAGCCCCGGCGCGCGACCGATGGCGAGCTTCAGCCGCAGCGCGTCCCCTACGAGCAGTGGACCTCGACGCTCCAGCGCTACAACGGCACGATCGACACGTCGCTCACCGAGAACGCGCACCAGATCGCGCCCGTGCTCGGCTCGAACATCCACGCGCTCGGCGTTCAGGCCGCGATGTCGATGAACCTCATCGCGCGCAACGGGCTCTACCTGCCCTACCTCTCGGGGCACACGACGCTCATCGACGGCGCCAGCTCGGGCGACACGACGCTCCACGTCTCCTCGCTGAACGGGTTTCGCTTCGTGATCCTCGTCGGAACGAACGTCGCACCGCAGGCGGTGAGCAGCACTTACCCGCTGCCGATCACCATCGGCGCGACCGCGATCGAGCGGAACGTCATCGGCGCGCAGCCCGACGATCCGGCCGACCCAAACGGGCCCGGAACGCTCACGCTCTCGGCGACGGTCGGAGCGTCCGTCGCGGCGCGCGGCGCGGTGCTGAGCGCCTACCGCCCTGCGATCATCCGCTGCGGTGGTGGCTCGTCGATCGACGCCATCACCTCGACGGACATCATCACGCTTCAGGACTTCGTCAACGCGACGACGCGCCTGCGCGTGAACAAGGTTCGCCCCCACGAGGACGGCTTCTATCACTGCCACATCCCCGCCGAGGGCAACGGGCAGATCTTCGCCGACGAGGTCTTCCAGCGCCTCAATACGGCGCTTCCGGACGGCGAGCGCTACAGCTCGGCGTTCATCGGGCAGGTGGCCGGCATCCGCTTCTTCATCAACACCGAGTGCCCGACGGCGGCAAACTCGGGCGACACGAAGGAGACCGGATCGAACGCGCTCTACAGCTCCGACATTGGCGCCGAGACCGTGAACGAGTCGGGCGTTCCGATCGGCCGGTGCGTCATCACTGGCCGCGGCGCCATCTACGAGCGGTGGTTCGACACGAAGAAGAACTACGTTTCGGAGGCCGGGATGACCGGCGTGCAGGGCGACTTCACCGTCGTCAACAACGGCATTCCCTACGACACCGAAGGCATCCGCCTTGTGCTCGCCTCGCCGATCGACCGCCTCATGGACGTTGTTCGCGCGACCTACGACTTCATCACCGACTTTCCCGCGCC